CCCTGAACTCCCTGGAATCCCTGTGTCCCCTGTGTTCCTTGTAAACCTTGAGTACCTTGCGTTCCCTGGAGTCCTTGAATACCTTGGAGTCCTTGTGTTCCCTGAACTCCCTGTAAACCTTGCGTTCCTTGATGTCCCTGTAAACCTTGAGTTCCTTGAACTCCTTGTAAACCCTGAGTACCTTGGGGTCCCTGTAAACCTTGAGTGCCTTGAGTTCCTTGGAAATTCGATCTTACACCCTGTAAACCTTGGAGACCTTGGGTACCCTGATTTCCTTGTAATCCTTGAACACCTTGAACACCTTGAACACCCTGAGTACCTTGAGTACCTTGAACACCCTGAGGTCCCTGAAGACCCTGTGTTCCTTGTGTAGATTGAACTCCCTGTAAACCTTGAAGACCTTGAACACCCTGATTTCCTTGTAGTCCTTGAGTACCTTGAAAATTGCCAATTACACCTTGTAATCCCTGTAAACCTTGTAATCCCTGTAAACCTTGAAGTCCTTGTAATCCTTGAAGTCCTTGTAATCCCTGTAATCCCTGTAAACCTTGAAGTCCTTGAGTACCTTGATTACCTTGTAATCCCTGTAATCCTTGGAGACCTTGGACACCTTGAGTTCCTTGATTACCTTGTATACCTTGTAATCCTTGGAGACCTTGGAGACCTTGAGTTCCTTGAAAATTACTTAAAGGACCTTGAACACCTTGGAATCCTTGAGATCCTTGAACACCTTGAAAATTACTTAAAGGACCCTGAAGTCCTTGCATTCCTTGTGTACCTTGGAAATTACTTATATTACCTTGAAGACCCTGAAGACCTTGAAGACCCTGAAGACCTTGAAGACCTTGAGCACTCTGGACACCTTGTAAACCTTGTAATCCTTGGAGACCTTGGAATCCTTGAGATCCTTGAACACCTTGAAAATTACTTAAAGGACCCTGAAGTCCTTGCATTCCCTGTAAACCTTGAAGTCCTTGAAATCCTTGACATCCTTGAGTGCCTTGGAAACCCTGTAAACCTTGAAGTCCTTGTAATCCTTGAAGTCCTTGTAATCCTTGAACACCCTGATTTCCCTGTGTTCCTTGGAAATTACTTAGATTACCTTGAAGTCCTTGTAATCCTTGAACACCCTGATGTCCTTGTAATCCCTGTAATCCTTGTGTTCCTTGAAAATTACTTAAAGGACCTTGAACACCCTGAAGACCTTGAACACCAGTAGGGTTAAATGAGATAGATAATCTCTCTGTATCATCAAAACTAGAAGAACCAGAAAGATAAGTAACATAAACCTCTAAGAATCTATGACTACCAGAAAATCCATTTATTGTTACATCTTCAACTTGAGTAACATAAAATATAACAGCTCCAGGATTGTTAGTTTCCGCTGATGAAATAGTTAAAGATCCTTTTATAGTGTTTGTGAATGAAGGATCATCCCACCCGTTAATCCAATTAGATCTTGATACTCCATAATAATCTTGTACCGAAATAAAAATTCTATTAACTGATGCAATTGAAAGATTATTAAATTTTAGTGTTCCATTTGCGACTCGATATAAAATATTACTAATTCCACCTGGATCAAGTGGTCTCTGAGTTTCACTATCAAATTCATAAGGTACACCATTAGGAAATCCAACAACACCCTGAGTTCCTTGAAAATTACTTAAAGGACCCTGAAGTCCTTGAAGTCCTTGGAGTCCTTGAACTCCTTGGAGTCCCTGAGTTCCTTGATTAGATTGTACACCTTGTAAACCTTGAGTTCCTTGGAAATTACCAACTACACCTTGTAGTCCTTGATTTCCCTGTGTTCCTTGATTACCTTGTAATCCTTGAGTTCCTTGAAAATTGCTAATTACACCTTGAAGTCCTTGAAGTCCTTGAAGACCTTGAGCACTCTGGACACCTTGTAAACCTTGTAATCCTTGAGTTCCTTGAAAATTACTTAAAGGACCCTGAAGTCCTTGAAGTCCTTGAAGACCTTGAGCACTCTGGACACCTTGGAATCCTTGTAAACCTTGTAAACCTTGAACACCTTGCCTTCCAATAGGAGCGAAGAAAAATGCAATCTTTGTATTTGCACCTATTGTACTAGTAGTATCTGTTAAAAGATTGACAGTAAGTGTATAATAAGTATTAAAAGCACCCTGAGTACCAGCATTTACATCAGTAACTTCAAAAATATAAGAAATAGTTCCGTCTGGGGAAGAAGATTGTAAATGCAAATATCCTACAGTTGGTTTTGATCCTAAAATTTCCCAATCATCAAACCATGCAGTTTGATTCTTACCTACACTATCAATATTATCAATGTATATTTTTGTTATATCTGCTGGAGTATTATTATCAAATCTAAAGTATCCATTACCAGGATCTCCCTGTGTTGTAGAAGTATTAAATCTCCATATTGTTCCACCACTATCACCTTTATTACCTTGCTCACCAATTAAACCCTGAACACCTTGGAATCCTTGTGCGCCTTGAGATCCTTTTGAACCTTGAATTCCTTGGAAATTGCTAAGTACACCCTGAGCACCTTGGAGTCCTTGAGCACCTTGGAGTCCTTGAAATCCTTGTGACCCCTGAGAACCTTGTAAACCTTGAGCACCTTGGAGTCCTTGGGTTCCTTGAAAATTACCAAGTACACCTTGTAGTCCTTGATTTCCCTGTGTTCCTTGATTACCTTGTAATCCTTGATTTCCCTGTAATCCCTGATGTCCTTGTAATCCCTGTAATCCTTGTGTTCCTTGAAAATTACTTAAAGTACCTTGGAGACCTTGAGCACCTACGGTTCCAGTAATCGTTAATCTTTTATCACCATCAATGTTTTGTGTTGTAAGTGCAATACCAACACCAGCTACTATTTTTACAGTATCAAGACCTTCGGCTTCTAATGTATCTTGCCCATCAACTTCCCAATATTTAAACGTACTATTAAGGGCAATTTGTACAGCACCATCACCCAAATCAGATACTGCAAATCCAGAATCAGTATCAAAACGTATTGCTTTTACATTTGTAATCTGATTACTAATTACACCATTCCCAGTTTCAGGGTCTATAGTTAATGTATCAATTGCACTAACTTCTATACCAACGTTCTCTAAGTTAGATCCATCACCATAATAATTTTGAGCATAGACACTAACTGCACTAACAATACCAGTATTACCATATACGGTAACACCTGTTCCAACCTTAAGATCATCTATCTCTAAAAGAGATAGTTGCTCAGGCGGTTGATTTGTACTGTAGATATTAATTCTTGCCATGTTTTATTTCTTGTCGTATGTCCAACCAGCGATTGAATATTCCGAATTATCACCTGGGTAATCATCTGGTGTGGTACCTTCGTACTCTATTATCATTTTACCCAATCTATCAGCCCAAACTTGATAATGACAATTAATTGTTGTTCCATTTCCAGATTTTACAATAATATTTTTACCCCATTCAATTTTTTCAACATAAAGATCTTGACTATGCCCTATTTGAGTAAGATTTACTGTGATAGACTCTTTGTCAACTAAACCATCCCAATAATCGGGGAGAGTAATTACATTACTATTTAACAACTTTCCTCGAACGTATATTGCAGCTTCTGGACCCTCAACACATGCATGTCTTAACCTATAATTTGGTTTATTGGGGTGCTTTATATCAAAGGTTTTTTTACTATTTAAAGCTAATGGAAGATTACCAACTCCAGCAACAAGAACAGCACCATTCAAATTGATAGTAGGTGCAGATATATCAACTTTACCACTACCATTCATAAGAACACTATTACCAGTTAAAGTAAGTCCCTTAGTTCCAGCTATTGCAGTTTTTGTACTTTTAACGGTTGTTGTGACTGAAACTACATCTAGGGTAGGACCCTCAATTCTAGTAGCACCATTTACGGATGTAGCGCCAACAATAGTAACTACACCTGTTAAATTAGATGGTCCTACAACTTCAACAGCTATTGGATTTGTGGTGTTAGACATCACATTAAGTGCTGCATTAACAATTTTATTCATACCAGAACCGACAAAACATTGATATATGTTTGCACTTCCTGGTGGGATGAATGCTTGTGGTATGTTTAATGCAGCGCCAACAACTGGTGCTTTAACTTCTAAATAACTTGTCGAAATATCCGAAAAATTTGCTGATGACATAATATATTATTTTATTTTACTGTTCCTGTAGATCCACATGACTGGGATAGACCCTTTAACAAAGATTCCCAATTTCCTTGAAGTAATGATGTAATCGATTTTGTCATTGATTGAGGAGGAAATTGTTCTAATAATCCCATTACATTTACAAAGTTTTCTGTAACTATATTTACTCCACTAGTTCCATTTAGACATAATCTAGATGCAGCAATACGCACTTCCTTTGTTGAAGCTATGATTACATGCCCATTTGAAGATACTAAAAAATTTCCTTGATTTTTTTCACCTGTTGTTTCGATATGAATATTTTTTGCTTTAAGATGTATATTTCCTCTTTCAGCATTAATAATTAAATCACCGTTTTTGGCAACGATAGATCTTGCAATAGCTTCTTTTTTTGTTCCATCTATACTATGACCAGAAACTTCGTGCCATGCGTCTTGTATATGTTCAACTTTAGATCCATCTTTATGATAAACACAGTGATTATTTGTTGATGTAATAATACAAAAATCTCTACCATCATCCTGTGATCCTGGTCCTATGGGACCACAATGAACATAAGCATGTGGATTATTTGCAATTGTATAATCTGGTGCTGGATTTGATGGTGGTGTTGTCATCTTGAAATACAATCAATTACGGTTAACAATTTATCTGTACCAATAGCATCCAATTCTTCCTGTTCAAGAGCAGAAATGGGTGTGAATTTAAGCACTGTTCTAAACTTAGCTCCTACTCCATTTCTACTATTTATTGTAATATCTGGGAGAACTGTGTATCCTCTTGGTGATGATACAATTCTAATATCAACTATTTCACCATCTGGAGAAACTTCAAGTTCAAACTCTGGTTGATCTTCAAGATCTCCATCTACTTCAACGGTATCTTCTTCATCATATCCAGTTCCAGTGCTAACAATTATAATTCTACTGATTTCAGAAACTACTTGTGACGAATCTTCAGGAACTTGATCTTCATCAGGATCATCATCAATCGATGCAATTAATCCTGGTAGATTTATTATATTCTGATCTCTACCATCTCCGTCTTGATTGGAATCAGTTTCACCATCATCATCACCACCAGATGGTTCACCCGTTCCACCGCCACCTGTAGGTGAAGTACTGGTTGTACTACCAGTTGGTACTTCATTACTTCCACCACCACCAGATGGAATTGGATTATTTGGATCACCAGTTGGATCATTATCTGGATCTGGGTCTGGATTTGGGTCTGGATTTGGATCTGGGTCTGGATCACCAGTAGGATCTTCAACATCTGGATCGGGGTCTGGATCTGGATCGGGGTCTGGATCGGGGTCTGGATCTGGATCGGGGTCTGGATCTGGGTCTGGATCGGTACCTGGTACACCAGTTACATCCTCAGGATCATCGGAACCTGGGGGATCTGGTGGATCTGTAGGATCCTCGGGAACTGTAGGATCTTCTAATTTTGATACGATAATTTGAATTACTTCAACAGCAGTATTTTCAATAGATAAAGCTTTTGTATTTAATGCGGTAAGAATATAATACAATTCTTTGGTTGTTTCACCTTCAGCAAATTCGGTATCAAGTGGAATAACTAAAGATGCTGATCCATTAGGAACTAATCCACTGTATATTGTTTCAGATGTATCAGACTGTTGATTATAACTACCTAAAGAAACTTGAGTTGCATTACTAGTACTCCAAATAAACTTAACTGTGTTTCCTACAACAGAATCTTCTGGTTCTGCCGCAAATGAGTCTATTGACGGTGGATCTGTATTGATAGGATCTCCAGGATCTCCTGGAACATCATTTTTAAATACCCTAACTGAGATATCATTTTTAGTTTCATTCTGTGGATGATCAGAAAAAGTTTTTATCGCTGTAAGTTGATATATTTTTTCAGTTTCATTGGAACCAGCAGGAAAATTAACATCATCTTCTGATATGTTTATTGTACGACTTCCATTAGCAGGTAAATCTCCAAGACCTTGAACATTTAATCTTACTTTATCCGCATTTGATGTTTCCCATCTAATAGTTACTGTATTATTAACTTCAACATCTCTTGGAACAGATTCTAAACTTCTAATTACTGGTTGAGGTCTAATTTGATTAGTATATCCAATTCCTGGATTTGTAATTACAACATCAGTTACTTCACCACCTTCCAAAATTGGATATCCATTTCCACCAACACCACATCCACCAGGATCTACAAAGGACATAAATGGAGTTGATTCATATTCATTTCCTGGATAGAACATATTAACACCAACAATTTCTCCAATGGCATTAACAACAGCTCCACCTACAGCTTGTGCTCCACCTCCACCAAAAAATTCAACCTGAACACCACATTCAAAAGAACCACTATAACAACCACCTGGAGAAACATATCCACCCTGATTTTCTGGATCACCTTCTCCAAAGAAGTCATCCATCCACCCATTAACAGATTTAGAGATACCTTCACTAAAACTAAAGTTATACCAATTATCAGTTTTAGTATTTTGTGGTCCACCAAATGGTCCAGCTGCAAATTCTTTTAATTCTTCATTACACTCTGGTTGTTCACATAAAAATCCTTCAAATCCCAATATAAAATTAATCGCCTGATAAACAGACCCCATAACTCTTGATACTGGAGCAAGTTCCTTATTGATTGAATCAAAAAAAGGTTTCATTGCTCTATCGATATCATTAAGAAGTTTATTTAATATTGCATTAACATAATTTTCAACAGAACAAAAAGGAACGTTTATAACTTTTCCTATAAATGAATATAAAAAATCTCCAACTAAATTAAATAATCCATCAATAATATCATCAAATTTACAAAATACTTTATCAAGTGTAATTGCCAGTTTTGACTTGGTCGTTTCTTTGGTTTGTGGAGGATTTGTTAAGTAAATTAAATAATCAATACCAGACTTGATCTTTCTAAGAACCCATTCTCTAGATCTTTGAGTAATGCCCTTAAGAACTCCAACTATTTCTGATATTGTTGCTCTTATTTCGCTTTGTAAATTAGATACTGCCTTTATAGTTCCATTAATATACTTATCTCCATATTTCTTCAACCCTCTAAGAAAAATAAAAAACTTTTTTAGTGAAACATATATATTTGCTGCATTATTTTTTCCACATGGAGCAGCTTTAACATGTGGAAGCTCACATAACTCTCTATATGAATCAAGAGCTAAAGTTCTACATACAGGTAATTTACTCGGATCAAAGTACCCATTTTCTTGTATTATATTGATTTTTTCATTATTAGGAATTTTTACAGAATTACCTGTTAAATCATTATTAAGATAATCTGTTGGTATTCTACTTTTTGCCATTATTTTCTAAAAAAACTCCTACTTGTACGAAATGGTGTTTGCTCTCTTTTTTCACCAGGTTTTTTTCCACTAATCATATGATACAGAGCTGGTTGCACACTTTTATACCAATTTTTAGTCTTTTTAAATTCTGCACTTTTTTTCGATGTTTGATCACTTTCAGTTATTTCGTATGATGGATCACTTCTCCCCAAAACTCCTACTATCAAAGGTAATAGTTTTTCTGGATCATCATTTAAAAATACTCCGACAACCCATTCACCACCAGTTATTCCAACACTCTTTCTATTTAGAGATCCATGACTAGTTGATCTCATGATCACTGCCCATTCCAACCCATCATCAGAAAGTTCAGAACCTAATGATGGGTGATAACCCAATATCCTAACTTTAACACGATCACCCCACCCTTTAGGATTTTCAATATTAATTGTTTGTCCCAAGGGAACTTGACCTATGAACCATTTTAATGGTGCTTTTCCAACAAAATCTGGATTAAATGACATTAGAAGTTGTCTCCGTATTTGTATATATTCCAGGTGTGTCCCGAACTATTCTTAAAGAAGTATATGAAGATCTAGGGCTAAAATCATGGCATAAATGAGTTATAATATATTTACCACTATTTAATTCACTTTTGGTACCTTTATGTTTACTATCAAAAGAAATTTTCTGAAAAATACAATTTATAACATCACCAGCATGTAATGCTAAATTACATGGAACTATTATATCAATCACGTGTGACATTAATAAATTATATCTCTGTATTGATCTTGATAGGTAGAATTTTTTATCATTCACAATAGATGAACTTATTCCAGGATTAGTGAATCCAGAATCTGCAAGTGAAAACACAGTTCTTGAAAAATTAACATTAGTTTTATCTTCATCATCATATAAAGCTTGAAAATCTATATTATTTCCAAGAGTACTATGTCCATAAGATGCTAATGGTACTTGTTTTTCAACATATCCAAAAGTACTCATATCAAAAGATGCTTCCTTTATCATAGAAATACCAGAGTACATATTACTCAAAACATTACTATTATTATGATAAACAGGTTCTTTTAATATCTTAAAATCATTTTTTCTATCATCAGTATTGAACATTACATCTGTGTGCGTGTAAGTTGCAACAGGATCTGATTGAATGATACTATCAATTGATTTGTAGTTCATGCCATCTTGAGTCTCCCAGAAAAAATATCCAGGTCCACCCGTACTAGAGACAGATTTTTTCGCCATGGAAGTAATAATATCAAATGGTCTGTTACCATTCATACGAAAAGAATCACTATTACTTGTTTGATCTATAAAAACTTTTTCTGTTGGAAATCCCAACTCATCTGTTAATATTTTTTCAATAGAACTAGAAATAGTATTATGATAACTCTTAAAACTTTTGTGAGTTCCGTTTATAACTGAAGACTCTGAAAGTAAACTTAAAGTAACAGTTTCAGATTGACTGTCTTGAGAAATCGGAGTTGGATTTGAAACTCTAAATGGAGTTGTCCTAAAATCTAAAAATCCAGATTCATTCTCAATAAAAAATTGTACAGATTCTTGTCCCTTACCAATAATTGGTAAACTATCTCGTAGTGTTCCAAGTCTTGTTTGAACATCAACATTAGAACTTGCTCTTACAAGATCTCCAACATCATAATATGTTAATGATGCTGTAAGTATTGGAGAAAAAATACTTTCATAATACTTAAATCCCAATGTTTTTGCTTCAATAGGAACTACCGTATTATCTTTTGGTCTTCCAATTAATATTTGTTTGTAGTGGGATGAATTACTATATGGCATGTCTTTAAGAGATTAGGGATCTATTACGTAATCCAGATCCTGACTTTGGTGTGATAACAAATGGAACAACTTGTTGTACAGGAACTTCAACAATTTCAGTTGGACCAGAAACCACAGCTACGGTTGTTTCTTTCAATATAGTTATTGATGCAGAATCACCACCACCATATCCAGGAGTAGCTGGTGATATTCCTTGCTGTGGTCTTATCTGTTGATTGTTTTTTATTCTCTGTTCCAACAATTTTTCAATTTTTAACAAAAGTTTTTTATTTTTTTCATTGGTGGTTTCATATTCAGTTGGAAATAATCCAGTTCCAAATGCACCTCTAGTATCTTTGATTATGAGTTTACCACTACTATCTATTTCAACATTTATATTTTCTTGTCCAAATATCATATTATTACCCTTTCCAATACTTAATATCATTTTTTTGATATTTTCACTTATCTGTAAATTGGTTTTTGGTTTTGGTGGTTCTAATTTATATGGACCTGGTTTCATCGTTGGTGATCCCATTTTAATAGTGTAATTGCCATCACCAGTTCCAAGATAATCTTTTGTGGCAACACTAAAATCTAACATATGATTTTTAGAGTGTCCTGGTACTCCAGAACCTGCATCATTTACACGTACAACTGCAGTTTTATTTGTTCTAGTATTTGTCACGATAACATTGAAAGCCTGACCCCTAGATAAAGTTCTACCACCAGGCATATATCTGGGATCTGCTCTATAAGTCATAGATTTTGGAAGTTTTGCCAAAAATTCTGGGAATGCTGCAGCAGTAAATAATTCTGGTCGATAACCTTCACCAGAAGAAGTTGCTGGTAATCCATCTGGTGTTTTATATCCACTTGCATTAATTCCACCCAAAGATGGATCATAATAAGATGTTTTTGCATTAGTAGCAATAATATCACCTTGTTTCAATTGATTAGGACCAGGACCACCTCCACCTAATAATTGAGTTGTTATTAATGGTCTTAATCGTGCCCAACCAGGATATGCACCTGCTTTAGTAGTATAAGGTCCACCTTCCTTGAAAAAATCAACGCTCTGGTGTGGTCCAGTCCCACTACCAACTTCTCTTGGTTTATCTAGATATTCTTGTCTTGTTGCTTTTCTACCTAAAACTTGTCCCGCAGTAATAGTATCCCCATCTTTAACTTTCAGTTCTCCTGTAGGAAAATGGGCATATAGTGCATCAAAATAAGTTCCTGGATTATTTGGATCTTCACTTCGTATAATTACATGATTTCCGTATCCACGTTTTTTACTAGGATCTTTGTCCCATCCAGGGTCTGCTGGATCATTAGCAATTCCACGTGGTATAACTTTACCATCAAATAATGCAATCATATTAGGATTGGGACCTGTAATCTCATATCCAGGTTCATCGGTTGCATCTTGACTAATAATAGTCCTCTTTCTATTCCACAATTCCTCCTCTTTAAACGCCTGTTGCTCAGTCGCTTTGTAATCGGATGGTAAACGTCCTACTGGTCTTTTCTCTCTAGGATATTTTAGTTTCAATAAAGATTTGTAAGACTGCATGAAAGTCTTAAATAATGAATTATTTTCTTCATATTCTTTCGATATATTACTAGATTCTTCAGTATTTGTTTTTAATTTTGAAAAATAATTTACAGATGTGATTGCCCTTTTAGCTTTCCCAGTTAATCCACCAGAAACTGTCATTTTCTGACCAGTAACTGTTCCTCCAGTTGAAAGTTTTTGTATATCATTGTATGCACGCTGAGATTCATATCTTTCTACGTTTGCATCCCATACTTTCTCTTCACCAATTCCCTGCCAAGATTCTGGTGCTGTGGTTGCAGTACCAGTCTTATCTCCAGGAGACATAACTCCCATTTTCCCCTGAAAAGGAGCCATGATTACTTTACTCTTATCTTTTAGGAAGACAGTTCCAGTGTTTGAATCGTAACCAGGAGCCGATGCTTTTATTTTTTGTTGTGCTTTTACCTTTACTGGTTTAATAGCAACAGCTTTTACTGCAGGATCTTTAAGTGCTTCAGAATAACTACCATATACTTTCTTAGTCGTGCTTGAATAATACTTTCCTTCTATCTCTGCCAATTCTTGTTTAATCTTATCATCTTCATCAGGATTTTTAATTAAATTAAAGATATCAAAATCTAATCCTTTTAACATCTTATCAGTTTCATTAATAAGTTTTCCAGCTTCTCTAATCGTATCAAGTCCTGCTTGGAATGATCCACCGATTATTGGTAATAAAACTTTTGTTAAATCAAGTATTCCTTTCATTCCTTTTACAACAATATCAAATATTGTTGCAATAGCTGGACCTAACCAAGGATTATCTTCAAAAAATTTCTTTATTGTAGTAAATGCAGTCTGTAACCCCCTTAAAAGGGTTGGTAAATTATTTACTAAAACACCAAGTATAATAACACCAAAAACTTCTTTGAACTTATCAATCATACTCTTTGGTTTTGCTACCAATCTTGTAGCAATATTAGTCAATGCAGACTTTTGTGCTCCCGCTTCTATTTTGTTTTCCTTTTTCTTACGTTTTGATTTACCTAAAAGAATAAAATTAAATCTTTTTTCATCCTTTTTTATTTTCGATATTTTTTTTCTTTTTGAAAAAATCAAAGAATTTATATTAAGAATATTAAATTTTAATTTTTTTACGCTCTTTGTACTTTCCATATTACACCAAGATACCTAAAGTTTCTGGGACTGTATAATTAAAGTCATTATTAGAATCAAATGGTGATATAGAAGGAATTGGAGATGTAGCATCTGATTGTGTAGTCCTTGGTTTTGGTGTAGATTTTTTAGAAAGATCTAAAACCTTGGGCGCAAGATTAACAACATTAACAGATGGAGAACCAGTTTCTTTTTCAATAACAAATGGAACGACAGTTGTACTTGTAGGAGATTGTACAATATTTTTTACATTTGTTACTGGTTTAGCAATATTATTAGTTACGGGTTGTCTTATACTATTATTAACTGATGAAAAATGAGATCTTGATGGTGATTGTTTATTTTGACTTACAAATTTTGGTGCTGGAATACTTGGTCCAGACATTTTTTTAGGTCTAGATCTTTTCGGTCTAGTAATTTTAGATTTTAATCCTGGTGATCCACCACCACTTGGTGGATCACCACTTGGTGGATTTGTTTTTGCTCTTTCCTTTCTATTTTTCTTAGAAATTTCTCGCTTCTCTTCATCAAACAATTCAGTAAATTCAGTAATTAAATCTTTAAATACCCTGTTTGATCTTCTAGTTACTGCATTAATTTTTTCTTGGTTGATAGTTGCTTCAGTAAATTGTTTCCACAATCTTCCAGCATTATCATTAATATCCTTTAAAAGTGGGCGGAAAGGATTTGCTGCTGATGAACGAATAACTTCTTCTCCAGGAGCAAGCATTGCAGGAACACTATCAACTGTTTGAGATCCTGAACCAAATACTGTTCCACCCATACTTCTAAATTGGGTTTCTGGTTGAACATTTACTTTTTCAGATGGACTATTTGCATATATTCTCTCTAACTGTTGTCTGACTTCTTTAGGTGCTCCAACAAAAAGATTTCCACCAGATGTTCCAGATAATTCTCTCTGTATGAGACGTTTTAATACCTCATCAAGAACAACATTTTCATCTACTACCAATCTACCTTCTTTTGCTCTTTGTTGTAAGAGAGCTCTATGAAATGCTGGAGATTGTACTTCTTTTTCAGCTGCTATGACTACTCTATCTGCCTGACGATCTGGTAGTTTAAGTTTTAATTGCCCTAAACGATTTCTAACAGCAACTTTAAATTTGCTTAGGTTGGCAGATCTAAGACTTGTAAAAGGAGATTTCGGTCTCACTCCCCTTCCAGGTCTTCCAGCCATAATCATACCTGCATAATCTAATGCAGTTTGAGCTCCGAAGAAGGTTTTAATCCACGGATTATCTAACATCAACTGAGTTTGTTGAGCTTTATAATCCTGTTCTTCTTTGCTTATAAATCTGAATTTGGGTGTGTCATCCCCAGTGAATATATTTTTTGATGTTGGTTCAACGATCAATTGACCCATTGGAGTTTGAACACTTTGTGTTTTTGTTTGTCCAAAAATAGTACGATCATTGTAATATTTTTTAAGTAAAGGATTAACATATTCTTGAACTCCTACTGGTATTGCCTTTCTTCTTATTATTTCTAATGGTGTAGGTTCGGATTTTGTTACTTCTTCTATCGGTGGCGTCTCTTTAGGTTTTAGTGGTGAAGCCGAAGCACTAGATTCAGAAGCTTTGGCAAGTGCAGTTAATGGATTACTAATCTCTATAAGTTGTTTTAATATTTCAATAGCTCCCAAACCCAGAAGTCCATTAAAAATACCTGTAAAAATAGGTTTATAATCTGTTTTACTAATTGCTGCCTGCATTTGCGCTTCCAACGCAGATGACAGTTCTGGAGATGGTTCTTTGATACAGTTTGGAAGCTTTGCACAAAGATCTTCTAAAGGGAATTTTGGTGGTTGAACCCTAGGTGTTTTAAGTCTATTTTCAAAGAGAGATCTAAGACCTCTTCCAATTTTGTATAATTTTTTAACTAATCCAAGTAATTTTACTGCACCAAAAACTACTAGTAATTCTTTCCAGTAATCTTTTAAGAAATTAAAGAACTGCTGTAATTTTTCTTGGTTTTCTTTCTCAGATAACCATTTAAAGGCAGTATTGAGTACTATACCAGTTATTATTATAGAAAGAAAATCTAAAATTCTTTGGAATATACTTTTAGCAGGTGCTATTACAGTATTTAATGCACTACCAATTAAAGATTTACCCCGACTTTCTATCCTCTTTTCTTTTTCATTAATTTTATTTTTTGCTATCCTTTTTTTCGATAGTCTTAAATTTTCATTTCTTTCCTTTATCCTTTCATCATAATCTAAACTTAACTGCTCTCTAATTTGAGAAAGTAACTTATTAGATTCTTCTAAAACTTTAAATATATTTAAATTAGACTGAATATATTTAACTATACCACGTGATTCTTGATTTTCACTCTTTTCAGAAACTAATTTACTAGGTGTAATTTTTGGTGTTAGTTTTTTAAAACTAAAACTACTTTTTTTAAGACTTATACCAGATCCTAAAGCACCACGATTTAAAGAAGAATTTATATTTCTTCTACTAATTTTGGGAAGAGATGGTGCTCTATAGATTTGGTTAATTTCCACTTTGTTGTGCTTTTAGATTTTCTTCTTCAACATGCTGTTGTAAAAGCGAAACATAGATTTCCCTTTCAAAGGGAATCATATTTTCCAACTCCGTCAAGCTATATTTATGATGCTGCATCAAGGCAAAATTAACACGGTAATATGACTCAAGATTAGTATGAGCCATACTCAGGTGAAAAAACTTGCAAGGCCCTCAAGAACGACTTCAGATTCAACTTTGGTTTTCGGATTTGTAACATTAACAATATGCATCAATTTAGGCATAGTTATAAAGAAGTTTTCAACCTCTTTCAACTGCCTGGTGTTCATTTGATCTACAAAATCCTTCAACTCTTTCTTAGTACAATCTTTTGCAGACCAAGACTCTTCTTTATTATATACCATATCGATACATGAGACAATCATGTCTAATGATTTGTCAACATTATCATCATCCGTATTATATTCAAAATTATTCTCAACAAACTGATCCAAGGAAGGATACTTCATCTTCATTGAAAGTTCATCATCCAACCTAATAATCTGTTCATGGTCAGGATTTCTCTGAACTGAAATGCTATCTATATCAATAGATGTTTTAACTTGAGTTTCTTCATCATCTGGGCAGATAACACTTACTTCAACTGATTCACCAACAGATTTTGCTCTAACATTGAGGAAAATATATTCAATATCAAAAGTTGATAAGTCTTTTATCTTAACACCTCTTGTGCTAATACAATCTCCTAAGATTTGTACAATAGCATTGGTAATTTGTTTCATATCTTCAGATTCTAATGCCATGATTAGAATCTTTTCTTCTCTAACAAGAAAAGGTCTATACTTAATCTTTTTACCAGAAGATGGAATTTCCATCTCATACAATGGCGTATTAATCTTAGGTAAAGGCATAATTTTCTATACAATTCATGTGTTTTTATTTATAGGGTGTTATGCAATATTGCCGTTCAAATCAATTGATTCGGTTGCAAACTCCCTACGTACAATGTATCTATCATAGTTTAGAGTAACTGTTATTTTCATAATTTCAGAACCACCATATGCAACTGGTATTGAAGCCATAGACTTAGGAAAAGCATTAACTAACTGATATGATATGTTTGTTGCACCACCTTTTGCATAGTCTGCTTCAAACTTTTTGATGTAAATTCCGTTAGTTTTATAATACTTTGGGTAGTTATATCTTCTATAATAACCAACTGATGCTGATTGATCTGAGTTTTGTTGTGGCATGTCTCCACCAGCGCCACCAGAAATAAAATCCATCCATGCTTCAAAAAATCCTAATACTTTATATTGTCTATCAATATAAAATGTGAAGTCAATATCAGTATTAATTCTAGTATGTGCAAATTCTTGCCCAACACCAATGAAATTATCTTTTACTTCTGCAGTTGCATATGAAGATGCTGGTAAAGTTGCATTAGTACAAAGAAGACCTATACCTCTACCAAAATCTTCATTGAAATTGATAGATCCATATTGAGTACCATCACTAAGAAACTTTAAAAATGATGTTGTAGTTGATGGTGAAGCCCAAGAATTTCCAATAAAAACTTCGTATAGATTTGTTCTCGATAAATTCAAAAACGTTGGCAACATACTCATATTTACAGTGCCAATCTCTGGAACTTTCATTTCTAAATACTTTTATACGCTATGTTATGAACTATTTAGATGGCATACAAAGGAAAATACAAACCTTCTTATCCCAAGAAATACAAGGGTGATCCTACAAATATAGTTTATAGATCATTATGGGAAAGAAAGTTTATGGTTTATTGTGATAAAAATGAAAGAATATTAGAATGGGGTAGTGAAGAACTTGCACTTCCTTATAGATCACCGTTAGATAACAGAATTCATCGTTACTTTCCAGATTTTTATATTAAAGTTGTAGAAAATAATGGACAGATTCAAAAGTATTTGATTGAAATAAAACCCAAAAAACAAACTATTGAACCTAAAGTTAAAAAAACAAAAACTAAAGGTTACATATATGAAGTTACTGAATGGGCAAAAAATCAAGCAAAATGGAAAGTTGCTCAAGAATTTTGTGAAGATCGTCGATGGAAATTTAAAATTATCACAGAAGACGAACTAGGTATCTAAAATGCCAAGAAAAACACTAAGGCAAAGAGCAGCAGAAAATACTGATACTGATTTTAATGTAAATCGTCTTAGATCAGTAACTGATAGTATCGTCGGTACTGAACATCCAGATGATTTAATGATTGAATTAATGAATGTTTTAAATGAAAGTGGAAAAGTTCCTGATTCTGGAAAATACTACATTTTTGTTTACAATCCTAAAACACCAAACATAAAATATGATCAAAATCCATTTGTTGCCGTTTCAGATGTTTTTTCATGGGGGTTCAGAGGTATAAACTTTCATTGGGGAAAAGTTAGACAATATACTTGGGATGAGATAGTAGGGGAAATATATGAAGTCTATCAATCTGAGATAAAAGATTTACAAACCATACCTTTTGGAAACTTTCGTCTAAATAGTTAAAAAAGGATAATGGCAGAACAATCAATAAGGTATCCTTCTGATATGGCAATTGAGAAGGAAACTGATTATTTTAGTATTACACTTAAGGAATATGTAAATCCAGATGCATCTGGAATTGGTAACACAAATTTTACCGTTACTGGATTGCTTGATTATTCTAAAAAAGAATCCATACAGATTGGTTCAGTCATATACTTACCAATGCCATCAAATTTGCAAGATTCCAATGCGGTATCTTGGGGTGAAAGTAAGATGAATAATCTTACTGCTGCAGGAGTCGCTGCAGGAGGGGCACTAATGGATATTGACCTATTTAATCTCGAAGGATCATTAGAAGAAGTTAAAGGGAAATTGGGAACGATTCGTGGTTCTTTGGATTTGGATAAGATAATAACATTAGGAAAAACTCAATTATCTGCAGAAGCAGTAAATGTTCTTGGTGGTAATGTTACCCTAGATCAAATTCTGGCACGTAGTTATGGTCAAATCGTAAATCAAAATAATAGATTATTGTTCAACGGTGTTACTTTAAGAGAGTTTAACTTTTCATTCAAGTTAACACCGAGAAATGAAGAGGACAGAGATAATATTAAAAAAATAATTAGAACACTTAAAGTGCATATGAGTGCTAAGAATAATAGTAAAGAAAAGGACCCTGGTACATTTATTAAGACTCCTGGTTACTTTGATCTGCAATATAGAAAGGGGAATACTAAACACCCATTTCTACCATCATTCAAAGAATGTGCTCTAAAAAATATGGCAGTTAATTATACTGGTGAAAATGTTTATGCAACATATCATGACGGAACTCCTGTTTCTATGCAACTTGATTTAAGTTTTCAAGAAGTTGTACCAGTTTATGCAGAAGATTATACTGATAGTCTTTTAGGAGTAGGATACTGATATGGGTTATTTCAGAGAACTTCCAGAACTAGATTACCAATCACCATTAGTTGATAGAACATCAACACTAGAGTTTGTTAGAGCTAAAAATCTCTTTAGAAGAGTAAAAATTCGTAGTGATTTTGAAAAAATTTATAATGCTTTTGAAAAATATACAATAGTAGAAGATACACGCCCCGATCAAGTTGCAAACGAATTGTATAAAGATTCCACTTTAGATTGGGTTGTTTTAATATCTGCCAATATACTAAATGTTAGGAATGAATGGCCTTTATCAAATAGTAATCTTGAAGCATATGCATATGATTTATATGGTGACACTTTAAATGATGTCAAATATTATGAAACTATTGAAGTAAAAGATGCGAAAGGTAGAATTATTCTCCCTGCTGGTGAAATTGTAGATCAAAATCACAAAGTACCAAAACCAGTAACAGATACATTACCAACACAATCATATGTTCAATATTATGATGCAGATACCAACTCATATAAGAGAGTTGAAAATATCACAATACCTGTAACTAATTTTGAATATGAGGTAATGAAAAATGATAAAAAAAGAGAAATTACAGTATTAAGATCTCGATATTTAGAGCAATTTTTAGATGAATTGAGACAGTTGATGAAATACAAAGACTCATCACAATATGTGAATGATACTTTGATTAAAGCAGAAAATATTAGAATTACCTCTCCATAAAAAAGGGGGGGATTTAAATCCCCCCGCTGTTACTTAAAGATAAGCATATAATAAGTTGCCACAACCAGGAGGGTCAGGCAGACCCTCTCATATGACCACTTGAACTTTTTTTTCATCAGTCCTCTGCCAGTTTAGCAAAGTAACTCAGTGTATCATCATCTTCGGTAGAAGAACTGGTGATATCGGAGCTGTTAAAGTCTCGCCCATCACTCAATGAATTCAATTCTTCTTTCATTGATTGTGGCATAGGATTGCTCTCACCACGATTTTGGCGGCGGAACTCTTCCTCTTCCTCAAGGGTCTCCTGATCTTGGAATTTAGGAGTTCCCTTATTTCCAAGAACATAATCCATACGCTTTTTCAGTTCATCATAGGTTTTGAACTGATCGGGAGCAACAAGTTCAGAAAGAGAATACTGCTTCTTCCAGATTGCTTCCATAGCGTCATCATCATCTAGGAGGGCGCTGGAGCGGGCAAACTCCGAAGAGTCATAGTTACGGTAACCAGCAACGTTCTTCGCCTTCAGCTTGAAGTTAGCACCTTGCCAGAAGTCGAACGGATCGATTGCTTCCTCATCTTCAAACTCAGGTTGCATTGCAGTAGTGAGTTTATCAAAGATCTTCTTACCAAACTTATACAAGAAAACTTTTCCCTCGTTTTCAGGATTAGCAGGATCTTTTACAACATAAATGTTGGCGATGTAAGTCAGTTTACGCTTCTGCTTACGTGCAAGTTCTTTTCCAGCATCAGTGCCATTGTTCCAAAGCATGGAATTATACTCAGACACAGGATCTTTCTGTCCCATCGTAGTCAGAGAGTTCTCAATGTACCAACCACCAGGACCTTGGAAGGCATGGGAGTACAGTTTAACAAACGGCAGATCTTCGCCGTTAGGAGCAGGCAGGAAACGAATAACGGCATAACCGTTGCCGCTCTTATCACATTCCAGTTTCCAGAGACGCTCATCTCCTGGGTTAGCGGAATTATTCATTTTTTCGACTTCTTTAACCAGTTTAGCGGTCAAAGAGCCCAGTTTGGATTGCTTTTTAAGGTCTGCGAAAGACATTTGGATTACCTCGGATTAATTGGATTCGGGGGGATTTACTTGGATAGTATAACAAAAAATCGGTTAGGCGTCAATGTATTTTTTAAGTGCCTCGATGGTTGCATTCATACTATCAAAAAGCATAATCATATCAGTTTCTGGTGGAAAACCCATCAGAGCAACTGATTTACGAAGATTCTCTTTCATTTCTACCGCTTTAGGGTCGTCTGAAAGAGATAACCTAGTATACATCACTTGCTGCTTTTCTAGCAAGTCTGTGAGAATTTGGACATGTTCCAACTTTTCTTCACGGGACATTGCACTAAAAGACAATAAACTTCCATAAATTTTTTCTTGAAGATAATTTATCTCTTCAAGTTCTTTTTGAATAATTTCAGATTCAAAAAAGTCACTCATCTACCAGGTCTCTCAAAATTTTCTTGTATTTGAATACATCAATATTTATGAAGGGATTATATTTTTTTAATTTTAAACTTACGGTTTCCCATACAGGATCTTTTAATTTTTTATCAAAGTTTTTTGAAAAACCAAAAATTTTTTCAAAAATAACGAATGTTTCAAGACTTATTTCTCCACCAAGAAATTTTTTTAGTAAAATTGGGTGACCCTTGGAACAATTGAAGAGATTCTCTAATTCGTTGTTCGATAGTAATTCGTTGCTTTGTTCTTTGAACAAGTAAGTTGAACTCTGACGACGTTTCATCCAATCGGCGTACACTCTTTCGCCAGAATTGATAATTTCTCCAATCCATAGGTTTTGTGGGTTATCGGCAGCAGCAAAATTAGATACTAAAAAATCCAAAATTTCTTGATCAGAATACTTACGAGAGGTTTTTTCAAACCAATACTTGTCTTTTCTTTTATTGAAAGAAGTAATACTCGCACGGGTTTTTGCCCCGTATTTGAAAAAGTCGTATTTTGGATTTGTGAAGTGATTTTTTAGTGACAAATAATGTTGGTAAGTTTCAAAGGGAGTCACGATCATAGTGGCAGTTTAGCTCTCGATGTTTTTTTCATAAAGTTGAGACGAATAGCATCCCACTTTAACTTTTCTTTTAGAGGTTTTGATACAAGTTTTGTAATTGAATCAACTTCAATATTGTTAGTCTCACAATAGAAACATATTGCATCAATATAATTCATCTTTTCTTTTGCAACAATTTTTTCAATTTCTATTGCAAATTTTGATGGTGTTAAAAACTTGTTTTCTAACACGTTTTTTAGATCTTTATTTTGTTCCATAGAATTCCAATTTATCTCTAACAAACTCTCCAATATATTCTGTGAGAAGTTTGATGTACTTTGATTTGTCTCGTTCTTCATAGACGACGCATTCTCCATTTTCGCAAGCCATAATAATTACAAGTTTTTTGACTGAAATACCAGTCAGTTCGTACAGCATACAACCATATGCCATGCACTGTACAAAATAGTGATCAATCCACTCCCGTGGTTTCGGTTTAGCAGATGTCTTAAAGTCGATTATTGCTAATTCGCCGTTGTATTCTGCAATACAATCAACAGTTCCCGCAATCCCTAATTGTTTACTATATAGCGAACCTTCAAGGGTGTATATATTATTTATATTTTTAAGAGTTTGCTTAGAGATTTTAAATAAAAAGTCAGAAATAGGTTGTACTTCTGGCAATTCTTCATTCTTTAGAAAATACTCTACAAGAGTATGCATATCTGTACCACGACTTGTGGCACGTTTTGTGATGCGTTCTGCTTTTTCTTCCCCTACCCGTTTTCTCCACTTAGCAAAAAATTCTCTATTTCTGTGACTGGTAACAGATGTAATGGAGACCAGTCGGAGGAGTTCTTCTTCATCAGGAACTTTATAAAATCTTACTCCATCAATTGTTTCTCTTTCAAGAGATGGAAGATCAATATCAACATGGTTAAAAATCATTTTTCACTCATAAAAAATACTTGTGTTAATCTTGGATCAAAGTTATTAGAGAATAAATTACTAGCACTATGAAAGTAATTTGAATTATATAAGATTAATCTATTATAAACATTATCAATTTCATGTGTTTTTTCAAATAATTCATCAACTTTATCTTTTATTTTAATAATGTCTATAGCAGGATTTGGTTTGGGAATATAAGAAGAGTATAGCATATTTTTGTATGCATTGAAATAGTAGTCATATTCTCTTCTAAGATCTGCAAACTTTTTATTTGTTGATGGATCTGAAATGTTATTTGTATAATTTTTTAATTTATAAAAACTAGTTCCAGAACTTTTAATGGATTTTTTATTTAAATAAACAACACCAGAAAGAGTTTTTTTACCATCTATAAAATAGTTTTTATAAAGATCGGTATGTACAAATCCACTATTTAATGATGAATTTTTAAAAGGAGAAAAAATATATGTTTTATGAAATGAAGTTTCCAAATCATAATTGAATACATCAACACTAGTTTTATTTTTTAATAAAACTGAAAAAGATGTGAAAATATCAGAGTTATTATCTAATATTGAAGTTCTTTTTCCTGGCCAATTAGAACCTACCTCAGAAGAAAATTTTTGTGATAAGGCATAATTTACAACACTATCTGGATCTGAATAAAAATTATCTATAACAATAACATCATTCATAAATTAGTTTCTTGTTTTGCAAGAAGATATTCTTTAACCAAACCAGATCTTACAATATCATTAACATCAAACTCAACAAGATCGACAGAAGGCATAGTTTGCAGTATTTTTATAAAATCAAAGATACCATTCTTATCATTAGTCTTTGTTAAATCAGACTGAGTGGCATCACCACAAAACATAATTTTAGAGTTTTCACCGATTCGTGTAATTATACTATCAAGTTCGTGGAAAGTTAGATTTTGAAATTCATCAACAATAATAATTGCATTATCGAGAGTAGTTCCACGAAGAAAAGAAGTGCTCCAAAACTTAATCGTTTCTTGTGACTTCAAATTACCGTAAAGCATTTCAAAATCTGCATCACTGGGCATTTGAAACATATACTTCACCATATTTTTATATGGAATTTGATAAATGTCTGCTTTATCTTCATGAGTACCAGGTAAAAAACCAATTTCCCTGGTTGCAACTAACGATCTAACCAAATAAATTTTTTCAAAAGGACTATTTTCATCTAATACATCTTTAAGTGCATTATAAAGAGTAATAAACGTTTTACCAGTTCCAGCACAACCATAGGCAACTAGATGTTTATCTTCTTTATATGAATCAAAATAAGTTTTTTGATTATCAGTAATAGGTTCAATATCAATAAGATATTCTAACCCTAATGGTTTTCTACGCTTCATCTGCTTTACAGTGAGTCCAACCCCAATAGGTTGCTCTGCAGATCCTCTTTTTCTTCTTGCCATACTAGAATACTAAATCTTTTTTACGTTTGCGCCAGGCATAGATGCTGCTCTTCCAAGGACATCATTCCATCCTGGATTTTTAGCAACTAATTTACTCTGCCATTCACCAACTTCACCAAATCCTGGTGCGTTGTATGGAGTATAGTATCTTTCCCATTCTGGGTTGTCTTCTCTCCACTGATCCCATTCGTGAACACTCATCTTCACTTCTTTGGTTTCACCAGTTTCTTTATGTTTTACAGGATAAGTTGCCATTCTTTATAATTTCAATACGAAAATATTTATACCCATTCAAGTGCTTCAGCAACTGTTGGAAACTGTTCAATAAAAATCTTCTTACATCCATTTGCTACATCCATGTGCTCTTTCTGAGTGCCGTTTGCAGACCTCAGAGTTATATAATGGATCCATGACCTGCATGATCCTGACATGTAGATTTTTGTTGGTACGCAGAGTGGAAGCACATTTCTTGCACATTCCTTTGCGACACCACGTTCAAGCATTTGCTTGTACAAAGCCATGGAAGAATCAAAGAGAGTTTGCATCTGAAGTTGCAGAGTCTGAACATCAAAAGGATCCAAATCATCAATAGAATTTTGGCGATTCTTCGTGTCTTGCCTACGAAGTTCTGGTAGTGGAATCTTATCAAAACCTAACAGAGATGAATCAGCGTACCGCTGGGAAAACTCTTGATATGTGAACGAACGGTGACGCAAAATTTGAGCTGCGATTGCCCTGGTAGTTTCAATCTCCAGAGTCATGAAACTTTGCTCAAATACACTCCAGTGATTATGTTTAATACAATATTTCAAAAGTCCTGCATATTTTTCGTTTTCTTGATTTGCAGGATTAGAAACTCTGGCAACATATGCCATAGTTTCTTCTGCATCTGGAGTTACACTAATCAGTTTTACGGTCATTTACCAAATCCTTTGTAATTTTGTTTTTCAATTTCGGAAATTTGTTCTTTAAGATTGGAAAGTTCTTTTTTCATTTCTACAATCCTTTCTTCATCATAAAGATGATCTTGCTTGATAAGTCTTTCAAGCAATTTTACAAGACGTTTAGCTCTTGTCGTATCAGTCATCATCATCCTCAAAGATTTCATCGTAATCTAGTTCTTTTCTTTTTGAAGTAGATTCTGGATATTTATATGCTTCCACATCAGATAGAACTTCAGCTTTTAGAGAATCAACCAATAATTCCAAATTACGAACTATTAGTTTTAACCTTTCTTTGTCCATAAATTATTTTCATTATTATAGAGTATAGCACAAAAAAAGAGGGTGATCAACCCTCAGTGTCTAATAGAATTCTGCAGATTCGCTTACATGTAGCTTGGTCTTCGTCGCATTCAATTAAGCAGTCAAAGTAATCGTTTACCAGATCTAATTCCTCATTACATCGGTTTAGCGTACTCTCAAAATGATTCCATTCTGCTAATTGGTTGCGAGAAATGAGATTATGCATCACACCTCCAACGCAATTTTAACATTAATTTAGAAAATCATAATAAAGAAAAAATTTCAGAACATAAGCAGAACCTTAATTCTATTCTATGTAGTAATGTTTTGGTATCTTAATATACTATTGTAACTTTTTAATGTAAGTACAAAAAAAGAGAGGTTTCTTAACCTCTCTTATGTAAAAGTGTTAACTTTCCGTAAACTAAACCAAGAAATGCAATACTAAAAATAGAACCTAATGATACTACTTATAATGCTTGCATAATTGCCTCACTTATTATAAGTGTGACCGCGATAGCAGAAAGTACCATGTACTTCATCAGCACCTTGCTTACACTCATACTTGACACCACGATAAGTGGTCATTGCGATTTGAGCGTCGTGCAGTGCTGCTGCTTTTTTAATTTGCTTTTTAATGAGATTGAGGGTGTTCATTGTAGGTCTCCTAAAAGAATGGGTGAAAATTAACCTTCTCAGCTTTCGCTGGATCCGTTTTTTCCCGTTCCTTCAGTCGTTTGCGTCCCAGTAGAATTCACATTCAGGTACAGATTCCTTTACGGTCTCTACCAATTCTACCACCACTTGTGGAGGTAGTTCTGATCTATTTTTTGTGATCCTGAACAATAATGCATCAGCATCAGTACAAGTTATACTTGAATATAAAAGTAATTCTAGCATGGGATGAACGCTCCGTTCCGCGACTTACTTGCGTCCTATGTATACACTCCGTTACATTCACCTGGTACTTTTGATTTGAGGTAAGCGATTAGACTCAACTTCGACCGAAGGTCAAGGTTTGGATCTAATCGGATTTCCGTAGATCGTTGTAACCACCTTTCACAAGACATGTGCCAATCGTAAGGATTAGCGTCATTATGATGGGCAAGGGTGAATGCCAGCAGTAGTGCTAACATTGGATGAACGTACTAGAGTATTATAACTCCTATGTACTATGTAGTCAAGTAGTTATGTAACTTATGATACAATTTTAAAAAACCTTACAGGTTAAAAATTTTGGCGAATTTTTTTCGGGGTTATTGGGAAATCACTTTCGCTTTTTCTTTTCGGTGGGTGCTTTATACCCCCAGAGTTTTGGATTCACTGTACCATAACCAAAATCAATTTTCTGTATTGATCCTTTACCATACTTATCATAATACATATCAAACAACTTAGATATTTTACTACATCTAGTAAGATCCATATACTCAATACCATCAACGATATACCAAATTAATCTGGCATCATTTGGCCAAGATGGATCTTTAACTTGTTCTAAAGTTGCTTTCTCAACCAAAATACTACAACCATATCTAGCTGTGGAATTTTCTTTTTCTTCGTTACTCCATTCCACAGATGATCCTCCAGTTTCCTTAGATTTTACTTCATCATAAGTCTCATTCATGAGCGATTTCCCCATTTAATATCAGGATACGCAGTAGAAACAATATCTTTAGTGATATTGTACTTGGTTTGCAGTTTTTTATCTTTAATTAAGATTAAAATTTCTGCTTCCAAAGGATGTAAACCCCTAAGCATATCAATGAAAAGAGTTTCTCTCCTCATAGAATTCATACCAGGATTTCCACCACGAAGAAAATTATAAAACTTACGAAATTCTTTACGAATGGTAGTTTGCCCCTGATCATTCATGCCAAGTGAGTTACTACCAAGTTCTTCCATTTTTTTAACTGCATCACCAATTTTGCCACTCATATCACCACTAAAAGCATTTTGTTCACCATTAGTAGCATAAGGAACAGGTCCTTCTGGAAGAAGACTGATTACACTCTCATCAAAATTCCAAATAAAAACTGCTTTAAGAGAATTATCTCCGTATTTTTGAAGAACCTCAACTTTTTTTGCTTTACTACGCTGTTTGGAAGCTAATTGTAAAACTTCAAAAGCAAAAGGATTTTTTGCAAGATCTGGAATAGGTTTAGATGCTGCTTTTTTCCTAGTCGTCGTCTTCTTCTGATTGGTTGTCGTCATAATAGTTTTCAAAATTAAATGCAATTACCTCATCGGGTATTAGGTTCCCGTTACCATCAAACATTTCGGGATGAGGTCTTGGTACTTCCCGATAATTCATCATGTATTCTCTCGCGGTCCACCCAACAACAGTTCCTAGTATAAGAAACAAAATAGTCAAAAATGATCCAAAAACTAAACTTACTGCTAACATTGTTCTTACCTCTTAGGAAACTATTTTTCTTTTTTCTTTATATTTAAAGAAAATTCAAAATAAAGATTAATTTCCCTTCTACGAAAATTTAATACTTTATTTGTAATAAAGTGTATAACGTTGGGTTTTTTCTTTTTGCCTCCGCGTAAAACAAATTCAACTCCTCGGTTAATAGGAATCTTAGAATTATTTATATTGTTATTAGACAAATTGTTTTTCTTTTAAAAATTTAATTGTATCTGTACATCCACCCAAGTATTCATCTTCATAAATTACTTGAGGAAAAGTTGATTCACTTCCAAATTTAGAAATAAAATCATCCCTGGTAAAATCTTTTCCCAGAGTAAGTTCCTCATAAGAGTTACCTGTTAATTCTATCACTTGTTTAACTTTATAGCAATACTTACAATTTTTTCTAGTAAAAATTTTAAACAAAATTAAATTCCTCCTTTTCTATACTCCATCCTCATGCCAACATTCATTGTAACCATTTTTTTGATCATCATATGGGTATGACATAAGATCTTTTTTAGGCCATTTTAAATCAATACCTTTTTTAGGGAAAGATTTAAATAACCTTTTTGATAGATTAGTGCTAATCTCATGAGATTCATCCCATTGTTGACAATTATCATATAGATACTTATCTTGTTGGATTAGCATTATCTTGACACGATCATCAAAATTAGAACAATAATGTGCTCCAATATAAGTTTCAGATCTAGTAAAATATGGATAATATTTCCACAGATCATTCTTTGATATTTTTACCAGATCTGTAATGTTATATGTTTTTAATGGTATATCAAATAATTTATATAAATCTTCAGTTTTTCCCCAGAAAAGATGATCTCTGGGGTGGAATAGAAGATGTGGATATAATCCTGGTACAAATATACGATCTTTCTCTCTGTTCTCTATAAAAAATTCATACATATTGAGCATACTCTTATGATCATATAACTGATCGGTACGCATTTTTATAGAATACTCTGTTGTAGATTTTTTTATACCACTGAAAGAGGAGAAAATTTGAAGATTGACATTATCATCTCCAGTATTTGTAGGTTTTTTGTTCGGTACTAATACAATTCTATCTACATTTTTATCAATAATATCTCTGAGGGATGATAAATCATCATCATCCCAACAGGATAAAATTATATTATTAACGAAAGGAATATTTAAATAACTTTCTATTACATCATTGGTAAATTCATCATATTTTCCTTGCAGAATAATATCATGTTTTTCATACTCATTATTATTCCGCATGACTACTTTTTTTCGCGTTCAATATCATAGTGCTTCAAATTATCAACAATAAGATTATGATAATACGGAGTAAGATTATAGTTATCAATCAAATCTAGAAAAATTTCTTTAGATTCTTCAACTTTACCCCAGTACCAACCAGAAGATGCTTTTTCAAAAAGTAAACCAAGTCTTCCAGGATATTCAACATCATGTGTTGTTTTTGGAGAATCAAAATCAGATAAAGTCAAACCCTGGCAGGCAAATTGATAACAGTGACTCCACTGCGATCTTTTCTCATGGAATCTTGCAAGCAAAAAGTATGCTTCTGGTCTAGTTGGTTTTATACATAACGCTTGCTGCAGTAATGATTCTGCTGTACCATCTCTTGTTCCTTGTTTATCATAACAATGATGGCACTTAATTATTGCTTCATATTGCATATCTTCACTTTCAAACCTTTCAGCGGCTCTCAAGAAATATGAAAGTGCTGGTGCAGTGTGCCCTTCTTTTTCATACCATATTCCAAGGTTGTAATTTTTTTGTGCATCCTCACAATCTAAAGAATATTCATACAATAACTGCTCTAACTCAGTCCTTTCCCTTCCAATACTTTTTTTTTCTTCTACAATTTCAGTATCTTTTTCGGAAGTTACAGAAAGCAGTGCGCCAAGTGAAACATTGTTATTTTTCCACCAATCTGTGACAAATTTATATGTTTCAACATGATGTGCTTTGTTTTTATCAGATAATCCCTCTTTCCCATAAAAAGTAGAAGGATGATTTTGATCTTCAACAAAAAGATTTATAGAATAAACTTTACCAAGTCCATAGAAAATTACATTTTCTGGCATTGGATAAAAATTGGAGTTTGGAATATTTAAAGTATAAGTATTATTATCAAAATAATGATCAATTATTTTTTTAGCATACCCTCTGGTTAAAATATATGCGGTTACAGACCAATCATACATTGATCTATCACGCAATCTCACTTCTTCCTGACCATCTCGTACACAGCAGAGTTGAACACATTCAGCATCTTCTGGAAGACTTTGAATAAATTCTGTCCAAGAAAAATTCCAATCATTAACAGTCTCAAGGCTTAGATCATCTTCACAAAAGAATGCATACTCTTCATCAGTTTCATCATACCACTTTTTAATCATCTTGATATGAGATACTACACATCCCTTTGTACCATCATCAAGTATATGTAACTGCTCTCCTTCTAATTTATCATCAGATTCAGAAAATCTCTTGGAAATTACACCAACAGTTTTTTCTACACCACAACTAAAAAATTGTTTATTAAGTTTATTTCTCCGTTCAACACTTTCCTCTAAACTTATATAGTAAACGCTAGGAAAGTTTACAAATTTTATTTTGTTTGGTATCTCTTTACTTTGATTCAATTTAAATGCCATTTCTTTCCATTTATTAAGGACAATATTGTGTGAATTATGATGGTGAACATTTACATTATCATCTTCACCGTCAATTTGATATGATGCTTTAAAGGAAATATCTTCTAAAAAGAGAGGAATTACATAAACTTCATCACTCAATCCAAAGATAATAGTTTCAATAACTGGTACAATAGCCCAGTCTGGTCTGTATTCTACATCGTGACATTTGGAATCAAGATGGAATACATCATCATAATAATATGTATCAATCAATTTTTGTGCATATTTTCTACTAATTAAGTATGCACATCCAGACCAATCACTCCATTCTCTAGTTTTAAATTTAATATCTAAACCATACTCATATTCTCTAAGTAAACAAAGTTGAACACATTCCCATTGTGGAGGTAAAGAGTTAAAAAACTCTTCCCATGTAAAGTCCCAATATTTTACAGATTCTAAGGAGATATCATCTTCACAGAAAAAAGCATATTCCTCTTCAGTGTCATTCAACCATTCTTTAATGGCCTTTAAATGAGAAGTTACTGGACCTCTACTACCAATACTTAATCGATGTAAGTACCCACTTTGAATTTGATGCTCACTATCATCATATTTTTTAAATATATGAGGAGTTATATGATCTTCTAGTATACCATACTCTGAAAATATTTTATATAAATTTTCTCTCCTCTCTTCAGAATGTTCAACACTAATAAAATTAACTGGTGGAAGATTTTTTAATTTATTTTTATCCAGTTGATGTTGGTTATTATCAATAGATGCTGTGTAATAACGACCACCTTCAGAAGAAACTATCCATTTAGTTTCACACTTAACGTATGCTCCAGATACTTCATCCACTTTAGCACGGTTAATCTGATTGTGTTTCATTGCTAAAACGTAATCAGTTTGCCATTCTAAATCATCACCACTATAACAACCAGAAAGATTTGCTCTTATAATATCTCTTATTTCTCTTTGCTCATAGGTTGAACGAAAGTTTTCAAATCGTTTATTGTCTGGATGAGGCATGTGAATTAGATGATAATCAAAATCTAATTTCTTGTGCTCTAATCCATAAATCTCTAATCTTTTATAAATCTCATCATCTTCAAATGAGTAAAAATCTGAAAACGATTCGTTATATCCACCAATATTAATAAAATGTTCCTTTGAAACAAAAAGAAGACCTGTCAAATACCTATAGTATGAACTATAAGAATCGTAATAATCTTGCATTTGCTCAACACTCATCTTCATTTTATCAAATTTATGAAGACCACTCTCTTCATCATAAAATTCTGGACTTTTTATAGAAGATTTTCCACTAACAAATGAATTTTCATCAATCTTATATTTGTTGAAAAAGGAATAATATGGACTCATTATATAATCACAATCAACCTTAAGTATGTAATCTCCAGTCGCTTGTTGAGCAGCCAAGTTTAATGGTTGTGGTTGATTAAAATACTCAACATCATCTACACGAATGATTTTAATCCTTTCGTCCAGTTGAGTTAGATTTTTTAATGGTTTGACAGATTTCCAATCAACAATAATAATTTCTGATATTTCTGAGTAATTTAACCAAGAATTTAATGAAACTCTTAATGCTTCATTTCTATTTTTACAAGCACATATTAATGAAATCTTCATTCAGACAACTCTCTCCTATAATAATTGCAATTATCTGTACAGATACCTTTTGTTGATAATATTCTATCGTATCTTTCTTCGTATTTATTGTAATAAGAAATGGACTCTGGTAGAACAATGATTGAGTTATTATATGGTATTTGTCCTACTAATACCCACCCAATACCCCTACTGGTTAAAGCATACCTATCATTTTCATGATAGAAGTAATGTAAATTCATGACCGTAGAAGAGCAGAACTCTAAGGATTCACGATCTTTACAGTGAATCCAGAGTCTTTCTCTATGCTTATAAAGCCACCCAAGTTTCAATGGATATTGAGGTTTATCATGTCCAAGAAAAAGTTGTTTATCTTTCGATCTCAAATCAATTTCTACGTCATATCCCATCGATAAGGCTTCATCAATGTAATCTGGACTATTTTCCCTTTCAGGATTAGGACCATCTACATTTCCCCTATGAGCAATGATAATCATATCAAAACTCTAAAACCCATTCTGGAAGAGATCCACCACCAGTTTCATATCCCCACTTATCAATAGCAGCACGGAATTCCTCTCCAGGATTCTTATCAATCGCTTGTCGCATTGCTAAAGCACCAGAGAGAGTGCCACCAGGGTGTCCATGAACTGCACCACCACAGTTTGCTAGGAAATCAGTTCCAAACTTCTCAGCAGTAGTGTTGACGATACCTGGATGCATACCACAACTGAGTGCTGGTAGGACATTTCTATGATGCAAAGTATCCATCACGGTATGCAGTTCTGCTTCATCATCACTCAAATATCCACCCCACATACCAGCATGGATAGTATCAACACCACAGAGACCTGCAAGGTCACAAAGAACACTCCAATCGATACCAAAGTTATGACGCTTATCAGTCAGAATCTTATCTCCACTCTTCTGATAATGAACAAACATTGGAAGATCCATCTTCCTCACGGAATTGTAAACACCAAGTCCACTCCAGAAATTAATGTGAATACCATTACCACCATTATTTGCAACAAACTTTGCACGATCAAGGATAGTATGGTGATCACCATTAATGCAGAAACAGTAAATTACTCCCCTACCACATTCATTAACAAGATTTGAAATAAGTTCTACACGATCTTCAAGACGGCAAAAAGATGGATTGGAAAGAATCTCATCTTCTTTAATAAAATCTACTCCACCATCGAGAAGTTCTTTAACCATCTCCGAAAGAGTTTGTGGAGAGATTCCAGTTTTTGGTTTAACAATAGCACCAGAAAGTGGTTTATCGTAACGATTAACAAACCTACGGATACCATCAATACCATACTTAGGTCCCAAAAACTGTGCTTCAACATCAGCAGGAAAATCAAGTTTTCTGAGTCTACATGTTTTGAAGACATCAATATCAAGTTGTCCACCCATTAACTGACACATCAGATGAGAAATACCATCACCTTCCCAATCAGTATTCACTTTAGGGAAACCAATCTTTACTTCACCAGAAGTCATGTTAGTTAATTTTTCTTCATCGTCGTAAATGACGCATGATGCAAGTTCAAAAAGATCATCACTTTCCCAACGATTACGAACTTTTGGATTACCCACACTTTGTCCAATTGCAAGTGCCCAAGCAGCATCTCGCAAGTTGCCTATATTTTCATATGTTTCGATGTAAAATGTAGCAACAACACAACGATTTTTTTCTTGTTCTGTTAATTCTCTAAAAAATTTCATACTTTAACCTCATTTTTTATAAAAACCAATATCTCATCACCAGCAAATCCATATGTTTTATTAGAACCATATGTCTTTACTTGAGTAATATTACAATAATACTTATCATTATTATATTGTTCAAGAAAATTTGCATATGATTGGATTGCGTAGTCAACGTCTTCAACTATAAGAATTCCTCCAGGATTTAAATACTTATGAACATTTGAAATTACTTTTACCTGATCCCAAAACTCATGGCTGGCATCGTCTATAATAATATCAAATTTAGTACCTGTTTTTTCAAATGCTTCAAGAATTGATTGTTCATCCCTAACATTTATATAATCATAATGAACGTTATGAAGATTATCATTTTTAGCAAGTTGGACAAAATCATATTGATAGCGAGTTTCTGTACAGTGTTCCAATTTACAATCCCAACCATATAGAGTAGCCTGCGAAAAATACTCTCTCCACATCTTCATAGATGCATTTTTATATATACCAATCTCACCAAACACAATGTCTTTATGTCTAAGATTAGAAAATAAAAAATTATAAAAAGGAGTATAGGAATGACGCCCCATTTCATATACTAATGAAGATTTGTCTGTTTTATATTTTTCACCAATATGACATAAATCAGTTGGAGATGTGAAACTATTGTAAAGTACTTGATTGAATTTCATAATTTAACCTCA